CCGGTGTGCACAGGAGATACTCCAAGATGACAGCGCATCCTTTGGTTACAATCCTAAGATCGCAAACGTCCTACATTTATTGGCGAATTTGGCCCTTACCTAAGGGTGCGGCCGAGTTTTTGTTGCCTAATCGGACGAGAGAAACCAGAGAAAAGCTTCCGCAGTCAGCGAAATCAACTCAGAATAAGACTTAGACATCTGAAAAGGGAAAGTGCAGATACCAGGATCTTACTTTACCCAAACATGTGGGGCGATAATAACTTTCACCGCCCTTACCATCAAGTCTTGGGGATCATGCCCCTAACATCAATTGCATCGCGGGTCTGGCAGTCTGCCAGGCTTGCCCAGTTGATGCAACGACTTCGGCTATATCTTTCACCCCGTTGCCCAAGGCGCACATCGATTGCACAACATTACCCCAACTCGTGAGAGATGCGGGGCGATGGTATTCATGCGTCGATGCAGCAGGGTGGCTGATATCAAATCGGAGACGGTACTCAACCGTGACGAGAAACTGAAGCTTGATCGAATTCGGATTATAAACTACAAGTGGCGCGAAGCCAGAGAATTCACAATCAAAATTCACCAGTGGCGGGGCCACAGGCTCCATATTCCAAGTCATTGGTACTCCGTCCCGAAAATCTTCTACAGAGGAGAAGTGCGCAAGCGCTTCCATATTCATCGGAATCAAGTCCGCCTCAACGCCAGCGAGAGTGATCTTGCCAGCTGAAAGGAGACGAGGTTTGTTGAAAGAGACGAAATCCTCTGCAAATTCGGTCCACGTTCGACCTGCGTTCCCAACCTGAGGAACCTGGTTCATGACACCCGCATAGACGATCCCTGTTGTCTCGTTCAATGCCTCTGGATTCATCATTTGAATCGTCATGGCTGAAGGAACCAACGTTGTGGCTTGTCCTAGGGTGCCAATATCGATGCCCGGCATTGCAAACACTTGGCAATTTCCGGCGGCATTCATACTTAACGTGGACGAAGTGTTTGGCCGAACACAACAAACATTCGACCATTGCCCAGTATTGCGGCTCATCAATGCACCGAAGATGCTCACATTCGTTTCCGAGGAAATCACCTTCGTGGAACGCGTAACAGAGTACGGTCCAATAGCTCGCGGCAATGATAAATGGTTCGGATAATTCGCATTCAGACAACGAAGAAGCTTGAGCGTTCCCAACCCACGGGGGCGAGGAGCTCGAATCGCCAGTTGAAGACCAGATACAGACGGGGCTGCACCAGTAGCCTGGACATTGCGATTTGACCAGGCTGATCGCTTCCACTGAGTCTTTATCGATTTACGTCTTCCATTGGTTTGACGCTTTCCATTTCCATTCTTCTTTTGGTTTTGATTGCGTCCTGTCATATTCACGTCTGAAAATATGTCGTTGAAACTTTACGACTTGATGGTTTGGTGAGATTGTAGTCAGTCCAATATAACTATGAGCCATAATCCTCCAAGAAAGGTACGTGGCACCTGAAGCGCAGTAGTAATCACAAATGGAAACACATGGCGGGATTTACACCCTCTTACACCGGCAGACGGCCGGAGGCAGGACCTTTTCTTTTCCTGCAGATCGTTTCCAAGATCCACCTGTACATCGCACGGACGAGTCAGTGATGCAATGCAAATCGGATACAACAAGTCTCCTGAAAAGCATCCCATCCCTACAACGTCACACAAATGCGAGTGTGGGACCTACTGCCAGCCCTCCGGAAGAGGGCAAAGTTGATAAAACTGCGAAACTGAATCTGTCCTCATCAAAGGGGACTCCCGTTCAAGAGGTGGAGGGCTCGGCACGATCGTCTCAACGATCGATTTGTCCGTAGTCATTTCTGCCATTTTCTCTTCTAATGCATGGGTCCCAGATGTGATACTTTCAACTGTATCGCACAAAGGTCCAGACATGCTAAGAAGCTGGGAGGCGTCGTCAGTTGGCCCCAGAGGTTGATTGAATATCCGATGCTCCTTGTCATTCTCGAACGGGTGCTTTATTGTATAACCTTGTTTCGCAAACTTAAAGGACTGATCAATTCGACGTTGTGCAAGTTCTTTGATCCGAAAGCTAACTTGTTCTCCAGATGTTGTAATCTGGCAGTTCAATAGTTCGGCAGCCACCCGTTGGCTGCAGCTTGGATCTTTGAAACGTCGTTCACCCACATGTAATGGCTCATCCTTGGCCCGTCGGACAAGGATACCCCCGTTGCGTCTCACGACATCTTCTTTAGGAACCGTGTCCACATGGACAACTCTGTCGAGACCGCATTGGGGCACATCGCGGAAGAATTTGCCTACAAAGGCTTTCTGGCGGACACGTGCATAGCCAGCGATGGCTTGCTGAGTATAGGTGAACTTTGTGTCTTCTCGTAGCTCCGGAGGGAGCTTGAGACCACATCCACCCCATTCGGTAGGAGCGGCAAGGTTGTAGTAACCGTTACGCGTCCAGATCGAAATTGATTTCCGCCAGTAATGCTTTAACCTGTCGTACGTTCGTTTGGTGTTCACACAATTATCTAGAACCCATTGAAGTTTGGGAACCAGAGGACGTTCGGCAGTTTCACTCCGCAAAGGAATCTTATGAGGCCCGAAAGCCTCCTGTAGCAACAGGCCACAGTTTAACCACTTGAGCTTCTTGAAGTGGCCATTGTTCAGGCGTAGCCAGGATTCAGAGTTGACCGTGATAAAATGGGGACTGATGTAATTCTTTCCTACCGACAAAGTGAAGCCGGCGCGTGTTATCCACTTCTGCCAGATTGGGTAAAAGGCGTCATTGGACTTAAAAAGAATATCATCTCCATTGATCAAACACGGCAACTGCTCTTTCAGAAACGTCTTACCCGTATACTCTTCAAGTGCGCACCAATACGCAACAAGATTGATCGCACACAACACAGGAAACGAGAGCAAGCTTCCCATAAGCTGCCCATTCTGCATTGTGAAGGGTTTGACGTCAAGACCGAGTTCATTCGCATCTGGAATCACAGATCTCGGGTATTCCACTTGATGGTTTCCCAAGACCTTGGAGCACAAGTGAGTCTCCTCTGGTGTTGCCTCGAAGGCTTCACAAAGGGAACCTACCGCCATTTGATTGACCTCAGCTGAGAGTCCATCGGTGGCAGCGGAGTAGTCCCCTGAGACCCACTTATCAAAATCTAACTCAAGCTCCTTTGTTTGGCTCTCCAGCCAATACAGATGCGACGAATCCACTGGGGTTCCGGTCAAGGCAAAACAAGGGCAGTCCTGAAGGGACAGCCATGCCTTCTTCTGAAAGGTTTGTGAGACCCAATATGGAAGAGATTCACCTTTGGTGATCACACGACATTTCAATGGTTCCAGACAGAGCTCAACTTTGGCTCGCAATGGACGTGTCTCCGTTTTCGATCGGATAAACTTCTCTGGGTCAGGCTCCTCGAGCCAACCCGTGAAAGGAAATCCACCTGAAAAGTCACCATACGTTGCTTCGTTGAAACCCATTGAGCTCAAAGCTCGTTCCAACGCAGAATCATAGGTGATAAGAGGGACACCATATCGCGAGACAGTGTAGAACCCATTGTCAAACATGTCGTAGAGATCATCATTGGGCACGAAATGACAGTGAAATTTGTTGTCATCATGACCAAATTGATATAAACTTTCATCGTAGGTCTCCTTCTGTAAAATGTGATGGATAAATTCAGCACGACCGCCTCCTGATCTCTTGTTTTCGTAACTTGCATGATTAGAGGGGTTCCTAAGTTTCCGAATGAATTTCCGGAGACGTGGCTCACAACGAGACTTCTCACCCGTTGTCTTGTCTGTTTTCTGCGTTCTCATCCAGATTTCATCAAACTTAGTTCTGAATGCTTCAATTCCATCCACAGAAATCTTTTGGGTCAGGGCAACTTTGTGCTTCGCGCACGCTACGGCCATAAAGTCATCATTGACTGGTGCACAGCCGCGCTTGGTTCCTTGAAGTAGCCCTAAGAATACCTGGCCAGCCCGAGAACTTGTTGTTCGCGAGGCAAGTAGATTCCTAAAATGTGATCGGGTCGGTCCCCGGAGAGGGAACTTACCCGCGAGCCCGATGATTGCTTCTGGACATTTTGGAAGGGGGTTCCTCAACCATTTTGCCATGGGCATTGCCAACCAATACTTAATGGTGGCAATTCTATCCACTGGTGTTTGTTTCAAGATTGTGGACAGAAAATCATCGAAATCAGATGTCTTAGCACGAAGAAATACTGAGTCAGCATCTAAAAGATTCTCACATAGCGCTCGAAGAAAGTAGAGCGCCTCACTGAGAGCATCGAAATCATGCTGACATACGCATTTCACACGCGCAGTCAAGGCAAGTTTGACCTCGCCGAGGGAAGCCGGAACGTCCTCAGGACGGATGCCGGCGGCCCTTAGCCGTTGCAGGTTGAACTTGCCCTCTCCCGTGCCATCACGGGTGAGGCTGCCACACAGCTGATCGAAAGCGGTCGCACAATTGTGCGTCCTGTTCCGACCATGGTGTAGCAAGGGTGTGGCCACATTCCCAATCTTCTTGGGAGCCCAGTGACCACGTCCATGAGCATGAGGAGCTTGAACAAGCGGCGTTTTTCCAACGCCGCTCGCTCCGCTCAACTCATACA